CAAACTATAACCCATATCATTCCTTGATTCTACAGTCACGTTATTGGTGTTATTGATTATTAGAGACTGATTAGAGCTATTGTTATTTGAGGTCGTGGAGTAATTAGGCTTGCCCCCGACAAATCCCCCGTTGGCGTAGTTCTTAATAGGAGCATTATTTCTGTAGTCTAGATAGGCTTCTGTTTCTTTAGGGTTGAGAATTAATTCATCTTCATTGGCTACGATTAATCGAGGTTTCCGCCCTCCTGACATTGCTCGTTCACGCTGAAAAGCTGAAATGATATTTTTCTCTATCGGAACATTGGCATCTCCAACTTTCCCGCCATCACTAAATAAGCTGAATCCTGTACCTAGAGAAAAGGCAGAAGCCGGAGCAGAAGCAAAGCTAGAGGCTCCTATACTACCAAGTGATCCAATCGAACCAAGTCCGCCTAGTCCCCCACTAAAAATCCCTGTTATTCCGCTAAGTAGCCCGTTAAATAAGCCACCTCCGCCACCGCCACCAAAAATAGAGGAAAAGATGTTACCTACTGGTTTAAAGATACTGTTTAGGGCATTAGTGAAAAAGTTACCCACTGGCCCGATGATTGCATTAAATACTGACTCAAATGCCTGAGTTATTGGTTTAGTAAAACCATCGATAGCAGAAGTTAAAGCATCGATAGCAGGCTTAGTAATACCCTCGACAAATTTAGTTGCAATATTTAAGCCAAGACTACTAAAAGCCGATCCTATTCCTTTTCCTTCTCTAATGTCAGAAAAGAAGCTTTCAGCTGCGCCACGATTCGGAGAGGCATCTAATGCTACTCGCTCTAATCTTAATTCTGCAAGTTTTTCCCATTCTGATCGGATATTAGCTACAAAATCAGCGTATTGTGGTAAGTCTTTGTAAGGTTCTAAATAATCCTCTAGTTCTTCTTTTTCTTTTTGTAGGCTAATACGTTCGGCAAGGATAGCAGAATCATCAAATAAAGTCGGTCGGGATTGATTCTCTAGCTTTAATCTTTGAATAGTTAAATCATTTAACCGATCACGGATACTCCTGACTGTATCTCTGGTTTTTCTAAATGATGCTTCTAAGGTAGCTACTCCCTGATTCTTGCCTAATCGTTCAATTGCTTGATCAAGAATTGTTACCTGTTCTTTAGCTGATTCAACGCGTTTAGCTAAAGCATCGGCATTTTTTAGAAACTGTTCTGCCACATCAGCAGGCATTTTTCCTAATGCTATTTGTTCGGCTACTACTTTTTTAATATTTTCACTCATTTTTTGCCATCCGTCGGCATTTAAAAGTAAAGTCCGTCGCTGGTCTTCTAGTGATTCAATCTGAGAGCGATATTGTCGAGAGACTTCTGTAGCACTCTTATTAATTTCTTCTTGTACTGTCAGATACCCTTTAGAGTTGATAGTCAAATCAGCGACATTCTCAGAAGCATCTCTTAAAGTACGTTCTAATGCACGGGCATCTTCCTCTTGCTGCCGACCAAATTTAATAGCACGGTCTAGTGTGGTGTCTATCAAAAATGATGCCTCTAACTGCCGTAAAAGCTCCTCAGCGTTTTGGTTGGCTGTTTCAGCGTTGCGAATTTGATCAGCGGCCGCATCAAGATTACCCGTAGGAAGATTGGGAACGGGAGGTAAATTAGGACTCTGGAAGTTAATCGGATTGTCTTTAGGAACCGGTGGTAAATCGGCATCCCAGAAGTTATCTTGATTTTGATTAGGTAAAGTCGGTAATTGGGCTATAGGTGGGGGACTACTAAATTCTGGGCCACCTTTTCCTTCTTTTGTTTCTTCTTTTGTTAAAACACGGGGAGGTTGTAAAACAGGAACAGAAGTGGGTATGGGGACAGGAGAAGGGTTAGGTGTGGAGTCTTTAATGGATTGGCTAATTGCATTAGTAGCATTAGTTATTATTGTTCGATTATTTAGTTGATTGCCGTTAATGTTTGCATAAGCAGTTACAATATATTCTTTCCCATTAATGTTTACCAGTCCAACGTTACCAATAACTTTAGAGTTATTTCCAATTTTTCCGCCGATTTCATTATTGTACTTAAAATTTCTTGTTTGCCTCAGAGATTGTTCAGCTAATTGACTTGCAGGATTTTGATCTTTAATTAAAGACTGCATAGCTAACGTTACGTCTTGTACTGTTGAAATGTTTGGAGTTCCACTGCCTGGTATATTTAAATACCTAGAAATAGTAGTGTTTTTATAACCTTCTTTTTTGGCTAATTCTGTAGCTCTGGTTAGCCCACCTAGCCGATCAATTAAAACATTAGTTGCCGTATTATCTGACTTTTCCAGCATTAACTGTATTAACTGTTCAACTGTTCTAACTTGATTGGCTTTTAATTGTCCGTGTGGATCAACCAAAGGCGATTTTATGGCGATAGCATCTTTTAAGGAAAGTTTTCCGCTTGCTATTTCTTTGGCAATCAAATCAGCAATAATAACTTTAATTGTACTAGCTGGCGACGCTGGGGGTGTTTGAGCATTTTTAGAATATACAGTTTCTCCGCCAACTTCTTGAACTAAAACAGATTGAATATTTTTTGGTAATCTGTTGGTGATTTGTTGCTGAACTGATGGAGAAGGGCTAGGGGTAGAAATTGATGGAGTGGGTGAACCGCCTTGATTTCTTCCGAATTGCCGAAGAAATTCCCGGTAATACTGCATAACGATCGCCACATCTTTAACAGTACCCTTGGCTAATTGACCATTTCTAACATTTCCTGGTCCTGCTTTGTAGGCTGATATAGCTAACTCAATATTGCCGTTAAATCGCTCAAGCATTCTAGCAAGATAAGTTGCGCCGCCAATTAGATTTTCAGTAGGATTAAGGGGATTTACTCCTAACTCTTTGGCAGTGCCAGGCATTAATTGGCTAAGTCCCATTGCACCCGCCGAACTCTTATGGATCTGAGTAGGATTATTGGGATCCATGTGATGGAAACTTGATTCTTTTTTAACTAAAGCGGCAAAAAGAAGCGGATCAATGCCAACTTGCCTAGCCGCACCTTCAATCAAAGAAGCAAAAGGAACATTGGGCATTTGTTGGGGAGTATTCCCCGGAGTATTTACCCGCGCATTTTTAATAGATGGTGGCGGCGGTAAAAACCCTCCCCCATTCCACACAGGAGCAGGGGTGAAATTACTAGGTGCTGGTAGTATCAAACCTTCCTTAGCTTTTCTAATTGCCTCCGCAGTTTCTTCTATACTTTTTACTAAGTCTTCTCCAGAAGTCTTAATATTTGGGGAAATAGCTATTAACTCAGAATTGATTAATTTGATTGGTTCTGGAAGTGTATTAAGATTTGTGACAATATCCTTGATTGATTGGGGAATAAAGCCTAATTCTTTATTGGTTTGTCGGATTAAATCAGCTAGAGTACGATTGAGGTCTTCCTGAGTCCGTTTAATATCCTCAATCGTTCTTAGTCGGTTTCTTTCAGCCTCTTGCTGTTGCTCTTGTAGGTTGCGAATATTTCTTAGGGTAGAGATATAGGAAGTTTCTATCTCCTCGGTTCGGGATTGGAAGGTGCGTCCGCGACTGGCAAGGTCAGCTTGTCCCTGCACAAATTCTAGGAAAATGTCACCTAATTCTTTGCCAGCGTCGCTTGTACCGGGTATTAATAACCGATTTTTAACTTGCTGTACCCTGATTCTATCAGTCGTATCCAGTAACTGATTTTGGGCATTTAAGAGGTTCTTATCGAGTTCTCTGACTAAATCACTGTAACTTTCAGATAGGGAACGATTCTCTTTAAATGCTGACAGTTGAGCGTCTTCAATCTGTCTTCTGTAATCCTCAATCTGACGATTAAAGTCGATTATCTGACGGTCAAGGTTGCGGTAGTAGTCTTGTATTTGTTCTTGCTGATCTCTTAAAGATAGTTCGGTTTCAGCTATTTGCTGTGTGATATTTGCAATAGCTGTTTTTACTGCTAAAGAATCATCTACGTTTAATACTAATTTTTCTTGCTCTAAGGCTAATTGATTATAAAGAGCTGCCAAGTTTATTTTGGTTTGCTCTAGTCCGTAGCCAATATTTTGACTGGAGGAGGTTTTATTAGCTAGATTAGTGAGTTGTTCTGCTTTAACAATTTCTCCACTAGCTTGTTTTTCTTGTATTTGTCTTTTTTTTCTTTCGACAATAATCTCTCGACTAATTTGCTGAATTTCTCTCTCAGTGTTTAAAATATCTCGTCGAGCAGTTGCGTATTCTTTAGCTTGATTTAAAATAGCTCTTAAAGCGGCGTTGTCTTTTAGGTCAGATTCATACTGATCCATTATTTGCTGAATAGCATCAGGAGAAAGTAAATTTTCAGCAATGGCTTCACCAAAGCTCGCTACATTTAGCTGTTCTAAGTCTTCTTTAAAGTAAGTGCTTAAAACTTTATTGGCAGACTTAGATAGCCTTTCGTTTAAAGTATTAGAGATAGAGTTAGCTGAATTACCTAAAGTGGCGATACGCTCTTTAGCAGTCTGTAAGCTTTCTTCTTGAACTTTAACATTAAACTGAAATTCATTAATTTTCCCTGATGCAAATTGTTGATTTAATCCAATTGAACGACTTAAACTATTTCCTTCATTAGCAAAATTGGCATTAGCTCTTGTTCTTATAGCAAGATCAAAGGCAACTTGTAATTTTCTATATTCTTTTTCTTGGTCTTTCAAGACTTGTAGATAATCTTGTTCCGCTTTTTTTAGTTGACCAATTATAGTCAAGAGGTCTATTTTACGTTGTTTGTAAGCAATATCGGTTATATCTTTATTCTTAAAGCTTTGCTCTAACGATGCTAACGCTATCTCATATTGTTGAAGGTCAGCAGTAATTCTTGACCCAACAGGACCTAACTTTTTATTGATTAGTTCCTGTTCTTGCTTCATTAAATCCTGCTCTCGCTGGTTAAATTTAGATACAGATCGGTCGTTTCCTTTTGCGCTTGCAATTGTTCTTTCTGCTCTGACTAAAGCTAAATTATTTCTGATTTCTTGTAATTCAGATGAAAATTGCTTACTACCTGAAAAATTAGATAAAGTTTTTTGATATTCTTTAAGATTCCCAACTCCAGTAGCCAGAGATTTATCAATGTTTTCTAGTCCTTGTCGTAATTCTAATAGTGACATAAGCCATTTAGAATTATAAACAATCCCTAGTGTTATAACATTAAAAAACTTTTCTCCTCCAGACAATTCCATGTCAGGCAAAAAGCTTGTTAAGCCTTTGCGATTACTGTTATCGGTTTTGTTTTGCCAAGCATCAAGAGCTTTTTTAGACTCTTCTAGGGTTCTTACAGCTTGTTTTAGTTCTTCGCTACCAGCATTTAATGCGTTATAAACAAATTGAATACCAGTTATCACCGCAGTAGGAATGATCAATGCTTTAATTAATCCTATTCCTGCTAAAGTAGCAAGGTTTATAGATACTTTTAATCTACCCATAGCTGTAGCTGTAGATAGAGACGCTACTCCGGCAGCTTGTAAGGATGCACTCATAGCAGCACTGGCAACGGCTCCTAACCGACCCGCTGCCGCAAATTGCATGACTGATTTTCCTAAGAATCCCATGACTGACAGTAACCCAGCGGCTCCCACTGATGCCACAGTCCCTAGATTGTTATTTAAGGTACTCAAGACGGCATTTAATGCCTGTAAAGCAGGGTAAGCAACTACTCCAATTTTTTCCCCTAACTGCATTTGAAGCTGTTCGGTATTGTTCTGGAATCGAGAGATTTCCGATTGTAAAGTTTCAGTAGAAAGAGAAAGGCCTCCAGCACTCATCCGTTTATATTCAGCCGCTAACCGAGGCAAAACATCTTGTACCAAAAGATTGCCCGCTGATGCTTGTTGATAAAATTGGGCAGTGGTTAACCCCATTGATCGGGCGGCTACGTTTAAAGAGTCGTTTAACCCTCCCGACTCGCTCAATTGCTGTGTGAATTCTTCAACGGAAACAACAGCTTTAGAGGCTATTTGCCCGATAGCTCTAAAAGATTCAGCTTGTTGTTGGGCATTGGTTTGTCGCGCCGATAATGCCTCTTGGAATCCTTCAAAAATATTATCTGCCTGCGCTTGTAGTGGAGAATCAGTAGTAAGTAATTTAAACCTGCTATAAGCAATAGCGGATTCTTTAAAGGATATTCCTAATCTGTCAGCCCTTGCCACTAAAGCGTCAAGAGATTGTTCTACATTACCTACACCAGCAAGATTTAAATTTAATTTAATTTTTTGTAACTCAGTAAAAGCAAGTAAAGAATCAGTAACAGCTTGTTGAATCCTAAAAGGAATATCGTAAATAGCAAAAAATAGAGGTCGTAATAAATATTCTGCTCCTTTGAAAAGAGCAAATCCCCCAATTGCCGCTATAGCACCTTTACGAAGATTAACCATACCTCCTGTAGCGGCATTAAGTTCTTGGTCGAGAGTTCTGAGTGCTTTGCCACCAACCGAGAGGAAATTAATAAATCCGTCCGCTTGGGCAATAACAGCTTTTAGTCCGCTCACGATGCCGTCTGTAAAACCACTAGAAACGCCCGCCTCTTCAATACTATCGAGAGCGTTGAAAATGTTGTCTCGTTTTTTATTCCAGTCGTCAAGAATTTCTTCTCGTGTTGTTTTTGGACGAGCGATGACGGTAGCTCGCTTCATCACTTGAAAAGCGCGGGGAGAAGCGAAAATTCCCGTGTTCATCGAGCCTTGAATCTCGTTAATAGCCGCTAGGCGTTCCCCTTGGTCTACCATTTCTTTAACAGCTTGAAGGATCGCTTTTCGGGCTTCTTTTGACCTCGTCCCGACAAAGAAAGTAAAATCGCTTACTTCTTTATCGAATTGAGTCTCTAGCCTTAATCCGAAGCGAATATGACGCGCCCCTAACGCTAATCCTTCATAAAAAAACCGCATTGCTTTCATCGCTTTTTTAGATGGCGAAGCATTCCCCAATCCTTTATTTGTTGCATCAACTATTTTAAGAGCGTTTTGATAGGCGATGTCGCTTGCGCTAGTATCTTTTAATCCTTTAGCTAAACCTTTGTTGAGATTTTTCCCTGACTCCAAACCACCTTTAGCAAGAATTTGTGTCTGTAAATTATCAACTGACTGTAAAAAGCCACTTAATGATTTATTAATATTTGTTGTGTTAAATTCAGGATTAGCTCTTAACGCTGTAATTCCCTTTTTAACTTTTTCTAATTGAAAATAAAGACGTTCTAAAGATTGGATATCTTTAGTAGTATTAATTTCTTGACCAATGTTTTTTATGCCAATGCCAATTCTCTTAGTAAAATCAGCAGGAATTTCTGTAGATGCAATCTGGAATCCACTAAGTTCTTTTTTTCCTAATTTTGTTCTATCACTTGCTTTTGTTGTTAGTAAAAGTCGAGTTAGTTGATCAGGGTTAAATTTTTCAGTCAACGATTTCCATATTTCCTCTTTTCTGGCTCCTGCTCCTGATGCTGGTACGTCAATTCCCTGATTTCTAGCCAATCCTCGTAATTGTTTTACCGTGTAATATTCTGGGTTAATTGCCTTGATGTTAGCTGGAATAGGGTTACTTGCTGGGAAGACTCTCTCATCAAAATATGGAGTTATTTCAGTGGTAATCAAAGAATCAGCTTTATTCTTTGCCGCTTTTAATACTTTCTGGGTTTTACCCTCAATTTTTTGCTGTTCTTCTTTGCTAATTAATTTAGGGACATTACTGGTAGCCGCTCCCAAGAGTCTCTTAACACCTTCACCAGCCATTAACGCCGATCCAGCAACTGCTCCCCCCTGCGATAGGACGCTGATAGTGCCGTTAGTTATTTCGGTTACAAGCTGCACTACTGCTTCCGTTAGCTGTTGTCCCACTCCAAACGGCAAGCCGCTAAAAGCTTGAGTCATTTGTGTGGCTACGGCTTGGACCATTCCCCGACCGCCAGCACTCATCGCCCCTGCAAGAATATCTCGCATAGTATTGACAACCGTGGCATCTAGCCCCATCGGGAGAGCGTGGAGAGCGGCGGCTCCCATAGCAGCCGTTCCCCCTACCTGAATAGCTTTTTTGCCTATTGCAGCACCAGGTAAAGCCATTACGGGACGCTCTAAAGCTTTTAAGACTGTGAAAACAACCTGACCAAATTTGATCACATCCAGAGAAGTATCTTTAAGGGCGTTTCCTAGTAGCCTCCCCGCTTCCTTGAATTCCCTAATCAATACCTGATTTAACAGTTCTGAGATGTTTTCTTGCCCTGTTAAAAGCTGTATTTCACCGCTACTATCGGGAGTTGACAATCTGGTAGTTAAAGCACTTTTTAATCCCGCTTGGGCTTTAATAGATATATCTTCTAAAACTTTTTCTAGTGGACTGCTCCCTTTATCTGTTCCGCTATTGCCAAAACCGTCGGGAGCGGGCGGCAAAAGCTTTTGTGAGAATACCTTGTTAATTGCATCTACAAAAGACCGCATTAATTCGGCATTAGATTCAGCCCACAGATCAGGTATGTTATTTTGCCACGGATCGATTGAAGGACTGGCATATTTGGCTAGAATAGCTTTTTCTATTCGGGATAGGCTAGAAGTTATTTCTTTTGTGGCACTGTGAATAGTTTTTTCTATTGAGCTTTCCTTTCTTGTTAAATCTTTCTGTTTATCGGCTACATTTGATACTCCTTGAGGTTTTACCTGTTGATTTTTTTTATTATTTTTTAATTCATAGTTAGATTTAGCTATAAATTCATCGTAAGACACATCATTAATTTTTTCTGTCAATGATTTTTCAGTAGGTTCTTTTTTGTCTATTTCTTTTGTTTCTCTATCTAAAACGCCATTTATTTCGTTATAAATTTCCTCAATAGCTGACTGAATAGCGCGGTTGTTTTCCTCAAGCTTTTGTAATCGCTTCGGTCTTTCGATCATTTTTTGCAACTTTTGCGGTTTGATTTTATCGGGAATCCTAGACAAACCTCTTTCCATTTGCAACAACAGAAAATCTAGCATGGGGTTTATCCCATAACTATCTTTCAATAGTGGATCAAAAACGCTTTTATCTTTTCTTGTTGACGCTTCAAATTTAATAACAGCTTCTGCAAAATCTTTGACAAATTTGTTAAATTTTTCATAGTCGGTAAAGTCTCCTAAGTATTGGTTTTTAGCCACGACTGGTTGTGTTGCGCCTTGTACAGCACCACTTAAAGCTTTAATCCTAGAAAATGGGGAAGTGTTTAATATTTCTGTTAGTCGTTTTAATCCTTCTGGGTTGCCCTCTGCATACATTTTTCTAGCTTTTAAAACAGGAGCCAAGAAATCTCTTTTAAATATTTCTGTTTCTTTTTCGTAAAACTGAAAATAAGCCAATAATGCTTTTTCTAACTGTTTTTCTCTAGGAGTAGAAAATTGAGTAGCTTCATACCTTGCTTTCATTTCTTTATATGGTGGCTGTCCATATAAAGCGGCAATATTAGCGGATTGCCATAAAAAATCGTAATAATCAACTTTATTTTTACCGGTTCCTTCGTCATGGACTATCATTCCCTGCTCTTGAAACTTGTTTAAATTCCCAAGCTCTTGTAAAAAGTTTTTATAAATATCTTCAAACTCGTTTTGATATTCTCTTACTGGTAGTTGATCTATATTTTTAACTTTCCATAATTGTACAAGACTTCCCACATCTCCTACAGGTAAATTAATGTCAACCGCACTCATCCCCATAGCTTTTTCCATTCCTTCAATAGAAGAAAGGAAAGGATCAAAATAGCTAAAACTTGTGTTAGGAAAAGGCGTTTTAATTCCTTTTACTTCAGAAATTACATTAAAAATTACACGAATAAAGTCATCTACATTTCTAGCTCCTAAAGAACCTCTACCAGATTTAGCTTTTGTACCCAAGCCAGGCAAAGACTGGAGGTTTAAATTTTCTTTTAAGATTGAGTTTATTTGATCTATAATTTGATTTTCAAATTTTTTGACTCCTTCTATACCCTCTATTTTTGCTAACTTTTTAACCGAAATTAACAATGATTTTAGCGATTTTATGTCAATTACATTACCTATTGATTTATTTACAGTAGATATTTCTTTGATAATTGAAGACAAATTTGTTATGTAAGCATTTAAATCGCCAGTTATTTTTGCATTTGAGACGTTATTAAAAACATCAAAAAGTTTTCTGGCATTTTTTGCGCTAACATTTTGTTCGGCAAGAAAAGTGGATAAAAGTATAAGAAAATCCGAAGCAGATTTTCCCAAGTCTGCCAACATTTTACCAACTTCGTGTTTATAACCCCATCCTTGAATAACGCTTTGCAAGTCGTTTTCAGGATCGAGAATACCGCCAGGTAAAGAAAATTGTCGGTCTAATTCTTTTAGTCTGTCATCGTCAGGGCTAAGATTATCGCCAGCATATAAAGGTTCTCCAAAAAACCCTTTCCCTACCTGATCTAGCGTTCCTATATAAGCTTGAAATTTAGCAAATTCTCCTTTTTTGCCCCCACTTGTAGCTGTTAAATTTGCCATGGGCGTACCTATAGCAAATCCCTTTATATTAGATATAGCTTTTTGCAATTCTGGGTATCTTTTAGCTAATTGGTTTAAAATTGCAATAGCTTCTTCTACAATAAATCCCCCCCCAGAAGCTCCTGCAATAGTTACCTTTTTATTAGGAAACGTTGTTGAAGCTGACAGGGCTTTTGTCGCCATTCTAATAGCATCTTCGCTATACCCTTTTTCTACAGACTGCCTTAAAATTGCGTCAAGAGGATGCAATTGCGACATATTTGAAATTACTTTAGAAACATCACCCTCTCCAAAAATTGAAGATAGAAACTCCTTGTTTTCCATTACCATTGGGAGTATTTGATTTCTTACAATATCATGGTAAGTACCTTTTTTTATGTCCTCTACAGAAGCTGTATGATATGGAGTAACCGCATCTACAAAAGATTTAGGAAACATCGCCTGCATACCAGCAGCTATTTGATAAGTTGTATCAACTTTAGGATTGTTTGGTTTTGAGGCTGGTGGATCAACACCTCCCATCATTAATATGATACTTTCAGATTTTTTTATTTGTTCTTCTATGGCTTTATACTCACCTGCAAATATATCTGCTTGAGCTTTTACCATTTCAGCAGAATTTTTTAAATTAACTCTTTTTTTAATTCTAAATGGCTGTGCCAATAATCTAATTGCAGCCCCAGCGGTTTTTACAAAATCCTCTTTGATAACATCTTCAAAACGACTTGTTATTTTATCTCTTGCTTCTTCTATAATGCTTAGATCGGCTTGCTGTGTATCTGTCAGGTTAGCACCCTTTTTAAAAAGGTTTGCATCAACTTTAGCTTGCAATGTTGCAACAAGTAAATCTTCTACTTCTTTGTAAAAAGCGGGATCAGTTAAATTATCAAAAACACTGTCAATATTTTTTCCGACTAAGTTTTTAGCTTCATTTAAACCACCCTTAAAGCCCAATAACTCTTTAAAGCCTACATCTAAAATATCTTTTACCTGTTTTACCTTTGTTTTGGTGTAAGAACCAAACTCTTTACCGATTTCATCAAAATCAATTCCAATCGTCTTGCTGATTCCCTTGCCTGCTTTTAATCCTCCATAGAGGCCCGCCCCTGTAAAGAGTCCCCCGATTGCATTACCTACAGTGAGATTAAATGCTTTTTGAAAAATGTTTTCACGGGGATTAGAATTGCGAACGGTGACAGACAGACGCTCGATCGCTTTCTCTACTCGATCTTGATACCCAGAAAAGCGATGCTCAACAACAATTTTAGAAGGTGTTCCTATCTCTACTGATGTTTTTTTTAATTCACGCAACTCTTGATTAAGAGAAACTAATGCGTCATCTTCGGCAAATACTTTAATAGGATTTGCTTTATAAAAATCAACTGTTTTCTTGAGGTCAACTCTTTTTAAAAGTAAATGACTGTTTAGCCCATAAAGCTGACGGTCATCGACGCTAACTTTAATTTTTAGTGGAGTCGTGCCAAGTTTAGTAACACGACGCTCTAAGGAAGAAAGCTGGT